CCCGCGCGCCTACCAGGGCCTGTCCACCGAGCACATGCTGAACGTCCCTCGCTGCGCGCTGTGGGCCGGCATGGGGTTGGGCAAAACGATAGCCACCCTGAACGCCGTCGACGCGCTGCAACTGGCCGGAGAATCAGACCCGGTGCTGGTGCTCGCGCCGCTGCGGGTGGCACGCAGTACCTGGGTCACGGAAGCCGCCAAGTGGGACCACCTGAAAGACATGCGCATCGTGCCTATCGTCGGTTCGGCGGCAGAACGCGCGCTGGCCGCCAGACAGGACGCTCAGGTGTTTACCACCAACTACGAGAACCTGGAATGGCTGACGGAACAGTGGGGATCAAGCTGGCCATACAGAACCGTCATCGCCGACGAAGCCACGAAGTTGAAGAGCGTTCGCCTGTCGTTCCAGACGTCCTCGAAGGGTAAGGAATTCCTTCGTGGTCAGGGCGGAAAGCGTGCCCGCGCTCTCGGCATGGTGGCGCATTCGCATGTCCGCAGATTCATCGAACTCACGGGAACGCCAGCTCCGAACGGCCTGAAAGACCTGTGGGGTCAGATCTGGTTTCTCGACGGCGGACGCCGGCTGGGAAGAACGTACGAAGCGTTCAAGCAGCGGTGGTTCGAGACGGATTACGACGGCAGGACGCTAATCCCACGAGAGCGTGCGGAGGCGCAGATTCACGCGGCCCTTGCCGACATCTGCCTGACGATCGACGCCAAGGATTATTTCGACCTGAAAGAACCGATCGTGAACGAGGTGTTCGTGGACCTGCCAGTGAAGGCGCGCAAGCTGTACAAGGAGATGGAAAACGATATGTTTGCCCAGATCGCGGCGGATAGATCCGCATCCGCCGTGAACGCCGCCGGTCGCACGCAAAAGTGTTTACAGCTGTCGAGCGGCGCGGTCTATTTGGACCCCGATGTAGACAGTGATGCGGATCCGCGATCCAAGGAGTGGCGCGAGGTGCACGACGCCAAGCTGGAAGCGCTCGACGACATCATAGAGGAGGCGTGCGGCGCGCCAGTCATCGTGGTGTACGAGTTCAGGTCGGATCTGGAACGCCTGCTCAAAGCCTACCCAAAGGGGCGCGCGTTGAGAAGCCAGAAAGACGAGGACGATTTCAAGGCCGGAAGGATACCCGTACTGTTCACCCACCCCAAATCTGCCGGCCATGGTATCGACGGATTCCAATACGTCTGCAACCAAATGGTGTTTTTCACGCGCAACTGGTCGCTTGAGGACTATCTGCAGATCGTGGAGCGGATAGGCCCGGTGAGGCAGATGCAGGCCGGCATGGACAGACCGGTATTCCTCCACCATATCGTGGCGCGTAATACCGTAGATGAATTGGTTTCGGAACGCCTGCTTGGGAAGAAGTCGACGCAGGAAATTTTGCTTGATGCGATGAAAAGGAGAAACTGAGATGGAAAAGATTTGCAGTAACTGCGTGTTCGATAGCGCTGCTCGAAGCAGTACCGTGTGCAAAACGTGCGTTACCGTGGCGGGCGAGCTTGGCAATTGGAAATCGAAATTGGTTCCTCCTACATTCGACGAAGAACGCATCGATACTATTGGCCAGAACGGAAACGAGGGCCTGCACTACGACAACGTATCCAAGCCGAAGCATTACCAGCTTCTCCCCGGCGTCGAGGTAATGGACGTCCGGCGCGCTCTGCTCGCCAAGATCGACGCCATGGATTCCCCTCCCTCGGCTTTCGCAGTGAACTGCTGGGACCGTGCGCTTGAGTACACGATCCGTGCGTGGGAGAAGAATGGGGTGGAGGACTTAGAGAAAGCCGTCACCTACCTCCAGCGGTGTATCGGCGAACTGAAGAAGTGATCAGCAAGTCCCCGGCATACATCTTCATGCGCCTGCCCCAATAACCTTTTAGAGACTATTAGGCAGATAAAGGTAGTTAGGGCTGCTTCAGCGGCTTGTCTGCCCCTGACTGTGACTGTGACTGTGACTGTGACGGGCTCAGTCATTTGATTTTTACATCCTACAATCAAGGTTGATGGTATATGTTCCTGTAGTTACTAATGCTGGGCCAGTGGTGTTCCATCCTCTAAATGTAATATTCGTTCCATCTGCTGAAATAGGTTGTATGTGAGCAACCAGCGCGCTTGATTGGAGGGTGACGCTAATAAAGATCGGTGTCCCGTTAAGGCCATGCGCGACAACGACATCACCCGTCCCAAGTGTTGCGAAGTTCAGGGATTTTGTGCCATAGAACGTAGCCCCAGCCACATTACTGAAAGTGTTACCGGTGTTCCCGCCGAGGTTGATCACCCCCGCAATTTTTCCGCCAGAGAACCTATTTCTTGTTGCGCCTCCTGAGAGGGAGAGATCACTCGTGACACCGCCGCTCAACAAGCCAAGGTTGATGTTATTGTCCTGAGCAGTAGAGGCAATTTGCAAGCTGTTATTGCTACCGCCAATTGATGTGATTCGCAAGTCATGGAAGTCACCTCCAATCACCACCCCAGCTGAGGGTGACACTTTATTTAAGTTTGGGTCGTAATCCACGATAATTGACCCATGCCAATAGTTACCGGCCAGACTGACCCCAGGGTATCCATCACCAGGGTTGTAAACGTTGACGTTTATCTCGTTATTCTTGTACGTCGAATATGTCGTTAGCGAAATTGCCCCATAGTGGCTAAGATTTTCGGCCAAAATATCGAACTTGCAGTTGCGCATCAACCCAGCATAAGTAGCTGTGCCTGGCACGATGTAAAGCCCGTCTTCAGAATTAGTTACCACGGCGTCAACTTTAATGTTGTTGAATGACGCCCCTTGGAATACTACACCGGATGACGCACAGTCGCTTACCACCGCTCCAGTGATATTGATGTTGGAGAGCGTCCTTGCCGCCGGAACAATGTTCGGGTCACTGAAAATAAGGATGCCTCGCGCACCAGTTGATGTTACTTTTAGTCCTGCAATAGAATAGTCACTAACATCAGTATTGATTGCCTCAATAACAAACCCATCGTCCCCTTCCGAATAGATTTCTAAGTTTGTGCAGGTCACATTACTGCAGTCCACAAAATGGATGCCATCGGCATTTGTAGCCGTATCGTGATAACAAGTAATATTGTCCAGACGAACCGGTGAGCTTGTTTGGATTCTTAACCCCCATGATTCTGGGTATTGTGAGACGATATTTTCTAGGGTGAGATTAGTCACCCCTAGTATCCAGGCGTTGAACCCAAGCAAGTCGGTATTTGTGCCATCGGCGTTGCCGTCAAGCATCAAGTTCCGTAGGGCAATGTTGGCCGATGTAGTAGTTCTATCTGTCGTCAATAGATCAATATCGGCAGCAAATTTCGTCTTGAATATACAAAGCCTGGCGCTTTCCCCGACGATCTCGCAGTTTGATTTCAGTAGCAACCCGTAGGACCGAGCCGACATATCGCTGCCTGAGTCTCCGATAATATAAGTACCGGGCGGCACTTTAACGACACCATTGACCGTTGACGCGTAATCAATAGCCGCCTGAATGGCCGCCCTGTCGTCTGTCACCCCATCACCAACGGCACCGAAGTCTTTTATGGAAACATCCTCGCGCAGTTTCGCCTGAACTGTAGTCGGCACAGCGCCAGTGCCTGCCGGAACGTACACAACTTGATCAGAGCCCTCGAACCCCCCGAACCGTTCGAACGCCAACGAACTCGTCCCAACCACGGGGCTCGCAGTGCTCAGTATCCACAATCCATAGTTAGTGCTTCCGCCAATGACGTTCACCAGGGTGCCTTCGGCCACGTCGCCCGCCCCATTGAAGTCCAGCGAACGCTGCCAGTCGGATGTCGCCACGTCATACACGCCGTTGTCGACGGCGTCGGTCTGCGCGCGGACTAGAACCCGGTCCCCGGCTGCGAGCGCGACACCGTCGACGGTCTGCAGGCCATTGAGAATGATGTTCCCGGTCGTGGCCGCCTGAACAGGTACTTTGAACGCCGAGGAGCCCGAAAGCCCTTGTATGCGGTCGATAATTTGTGTCATGGTGTTTTCCTCTACTGTTTTGATTCAGGGCTGGCGACGCCTGTCAGTAGGCCCCGAGTGTAGTCGAGCGGGCCAGTGGGCGATACTTTACCAACTTCGACGTCGGCGCCATAGGCGAAGGGTTTGGCTAAAGTGCGGATGGGCACGCCGAGGACCATAGACACCAGCGTCGCGGAGTCCATGATTACCCGGCTGGGTTTCTTCGAGGACTCGTTATCCGCGACAGCGTCGTAAAGTTCACGCACGCCTTGGAAACTGCTCTCGATCATGCTGATGGCAGGTGACGTTGATATCCGGTCGTCGTAAGACTTATTGTTGAACGTATTCGCGAGCGCCATCGCGGCCGGTCCGACTACCGGGGCCATCGCGGCCTGGTAACGCAGTGTGCCAAGCATCAAGGAGGATATCCAGTCGTCGAGGTATTCTCCGTCCTTGTCGTCGTCTGGTGGCCCGCCCCGGAATGCCTGCACGATAGCCTCGCTGACTATGGCAGGGATGGCCGCGCCCAGCAGATAGATGTACAAGCCGCGGCCCAGGCCCTTTTTCAACCCCATGTCCCGCGCCACTTTGGCGAATTCTGTCCCCATCCAGTTGGCCTGCGCGTTGAAGAATCCGGTGAATTGCATGAACATCCGATAGAACGGCGAGCCGACCTCGAATTTGGCGACTTCCTCCGCGAACTGCGACCCCTGCGTTTGGGCGACGGCGTCGTTAGCCAAGCGCACAGCGTCTAGGTGCCTCTGTGCAGGCGTCCCTTCCGCTTCCCCCAAAGCCTGCTTGTACACAGCCGTCCACATAACAGGCGTGATGACCTGATCGATGCCAGTCTGCATGAAGTAGGCGTGCTTGCGGACCCAGTCTACCGCCCTGTCGTATTTACCGGGGTTGGTCAGCACGTCGACGATATCTCCCGACATCGCTATCGACCCCTGCTCAAGCCGCAAGCGCATGTAGTTCGAGTTTTCGGTGACGAAGGCGTAGGAATCCGCCGGATTCGCGACGTGCTGCGCGAGGGATTCCATCATGTACTTACCGTCCACCTTCGACATGATCGTGGCGAAACCGGTCAGCTGCTGCAGCGTATTGACAAAGTTTGCCATCATCGCTGTTATCCCGGCGCGGGTACGCACAACCGAGAATATGCGCGCCAGCCCCTTGTTCGACGGGTCTTGCGTCTCGATGATCTGCTTCGCGGATCTCTCAAGCCAAGGTGTCAGCATGGACTCGACGACCGACGGGTCCACACGTTTAAGCTCCGCCGCGAGTTCCTTGTTCATCAACAGGCGGCGAACGTCAGCCGCAGGTTCTGCAAGGTGGGAGAACAGCAAGACCTTGTCGAGGTGCCCGGCCAGGGTGCGCAAGTCTAGGCGGAGCGGGACGTTGTACTCAACCCGATTTTTTGCGAATCCACTGGCGGGCAACGGGAACGAATACGTCATGTTCTCGTTGGCCTGGTTCGCCAGAGCACGTGCGGCGGCATCCGTCACCTTGTCTGTGTCTGCTTGCGCGGGGACATACCCGCCACGGTATTCGCCCCATGGGGTGATGAATTTCTCCGCAGTGATCTCATTGAACGACCGGCCGAACACAGCTCTGTGCGCCCGCTGCGCCAAGGGCTTGGTGCTCTCAAGCAGATCCCACACGCCCTGCACGAAATCATAATGCGCCTTCGTCAATGTGCCGTTCGCCTGCATGGCGTGGATGAACCGATCCCAGTTCACGGTGTCCAGAGTCCCATCCGCGTTCTTCGTTGCCCATCCGCGGCCGAGCAACAGTTTGCGCTTGTTGCTCTCGTTGCCGGTATGAAGCAACGCATGGAGAAGCTCAGACATGCCGTCCACCTCACCGCCCCCGAAGATGTAGTCGACCCCGTATGGGCGGCCGTCGATGACCTTCCCGTTGAAGGAATCTTTTACGGCCTCCAGCAGGGCGTGGTACTCAGTCAACTTCTGCTCTTTGTCGATCCGATACCGATCGGCCGCGTCTTTGAGGGGGAACCAGATATACCTACGGAACGGACCCATCTTGCGGCCGCCGTCCATCGATTCTGCCCAGTCGCTGACGCGGCGGAATAGCGCCTTGACGGTGGAGAATTTAGCCTTGCGTTGCTCCGCCTTGGTCAACGCCCGATTGCCCGAACTGGCGCCTTGCGTTGCTGGGTGGCGCGTCTGCAGACGGTCGACAAGTTGCTGTACTATGCTGGCGCGCTCAACGCGTTTTCCGTCGACTACCTGCTGCTGCGACCGTTTGGCGAGCTCCCACACGCCCGACACATCGGTGAACAGATCACGAAGTTCCGACACTTTCAGCTTTTTCCAGTCCTTCTTGTTCTGCGTAGCTGCGTCCACCAGACCTTTCAGCTCGTCGGCGATGACAGGTTCCAGGGTGCGCAGATTGTCCAGATAGGTCGCGGCCTGCTCTCCCTTGGCGGAAGACCCGATACCATACGACGACAGGATTACCCGCACAGCGTTGACCACGTCCATGTCCCGCGCCTTGGCCGCCGCGGACTCGTCGGTGGCTTGCGCCATCTTCTGGAGCTTGGAAATCATCGCTTTGATTTCCTTCTCTACCGCGTACGCCTCGCGTGCTGTGGCGTGGTTGAGGATCTCCGTACGCTTGGCAGCGGCGGCGCCGTCAATATCCCCCTTGCCGAACGCCAGCAGAGAAGCCTTGCCCGCGCGCGCCGCGTCTGCGGTGAACGTGTTCGGCCGAAGTTTGCCCACGATATGGTTGTCGACGGTGGCTTTTGCGTACGCCATCGCGGCGCGAGCAATTGCCGCCGGGGATCCGAGGTGGGTGACCAACCTGGACAACTCCGTAGCAAGGAATTTGGTGCGGGTGTCGTTCATGATCGCTTCATCCGCAGCCTTGGCGATGCCTTCCGGAGTGGCCAGATCACCGTGTTCGGACAGCATGCGCTGGTCGGTTATGCCCTCCACTTCCTGCTTGAAGCTGGGTGCTTCGATCAGGGCTGAGACCAACTCGTACCCAGTCTGGAATCCGACCATGTGCGCGATGATATCCGGGTGAAGACCCTCGGCGGCGAGCATGCCGTACTTGCCGTATCCGAGTTTCTTCCAGTCCACCGAAGAGTCCACGGCTCCGGCTGGGTACATGGCTTCGAGATCCGATATCTTCAGCTTGTGCCCTTGCAGGGATTGTATCTCCTCGCCGGTATCCGGGTTGTCGATGACCCCATGCCGCAGCCAGCGGATGGCGCGGAATAGTGGGGTGTTAGCCACCTCCTTGGCGACCTGTTCCCGCACCTTTTTGCGCGCTTCGGCCGCCTCTTTCTGAAGCGCGGCGATCGCCTTGTTGCGGCGGTTTTCCATCCACTTCAGGTCGCGCATTGCTCTCGCGCGCAACCGCTCTTCCGCCTCGGCCTTGGCTGAGTCTGACAAAGCCATGTAAGCGGAAAACTGTTCCGGTGTCATCCCCGCCTCAACAGCGGACCGGAACAACGCCTCCGAAGTGCGGCGAGCCAACGCGTCGGATATCTCCTGTTCAGTGGCCACCATGCGGTCCATCACTGCGGACAATTCAGGATTGAGATCCGCCAGTTGACGCTTGGCGACGAGGCCCTTCATCGTGATATACACACGTCGCATCCAGTCTGACAACCGACGCATCAGCCCTTCCATCTTCTTCGTCGGCGCTTTGCCGGTGAAGAGGTACTGCTCCCAGGTCTCCGCGAACTTCTCGTGGTAGGGGCGCTGCTGCTCGGTGGACATCGCGGCCCACGCGGCAAGGGTAAGCTTGCCCGGCGCCGGGGTGGCGGGGGTTTCTCCCTGCTTCAATATGTTCGCGCCTACATCGCCGCGCACCCATGTGCTGCCGAGGGCGGAAGCCACCTGCTTCGGGTCGAATACAACGTAAGAGTCCTCCCCGTTCTCCTCTCGGAAGTTCTCATACTCCTTCAACGCGGCGGCCCATGTCATGTATTCTGGCACTTTCTGATCCGCAGGAGAAAAGCTATTTTTTTCAACTGGGAACACCTTCAGCATCTCTTTTTTGGCGGCGTTTACAGCCCTGCGGTACGAAGTCGAACCGGCCACTTCGCCTGTGTTTTTGTAAACGACACCGGAATATCCTTTGCTTCGCAGGAAATCGCTGACTTGTTTTGGTGTTTTCAATCCTGAATTAGACCAAGGGTTTCCTATGCGTTGCTTGTCCTCCGGGAAAATCTCGGCTAATTTGTGCTTGAGGGTCTCGGGGTTCCAAGCCCCCGCGTCGGTCAGTCGCAGCAGTTTGTACGCGCTAAGGTACACCGGCAGTATGCTCATGCCTTCTTCGGTCTTTATTCCCCGGTCCCGTTGGAACTCCAGGCGATCTTCCGCCTGCCCGCGTGTGCCAAAGTGCATACCGATGTCGCTTCGGCTGCGCTTGAATTTTTCAAAATCCGCTGCGGTACCGTGATACACCACCAGTGGCCGGCCCTCAGCGTCGACCACCTTCGAATCGCCGAACCACCTCCAGAAGTTCCGCAGCCCTTCCTCGGTCTGCGCGATGGGCTTGCCGTTGGAATTCGTGGTCGGGCGTGTTTTGCCGTCTACGGTGATGGTGCTATTCTCATCCGCGAATTCTTCCGGGAACAGGTCCGCTGCGCTGATAGCGTCCAGCTTCTCGCCGTTGCGCTCAAGCATGGCGATCTCGTCCAGGGTAGGCTGGTCCCAGATTACAAAATTAAAGGTTGCGCCTTCCTGCGCGTCAGCGACAGCGCGCAGCAATGCAGGAGAGGTGTCGTAGTTGCCCAGGTCTTTACTCAACGCAGCACTGATTGCCTGTGCCGGGTAGTCGAAACCAAGCCATTCGTCGTCGCGCAATGCCTTGAGCAAGGCGTCGTTCTTTGGCGAAAAGCGTCCTGTCCCGATCAGATCAGAAACCTCGTCGAAGCCCGCGTCTTCCGGCAGTTCAGCCAGGAACTCTCGCTTGATGTCTTTCAGTGGTCGGTTGCGGCTTTGACCGTCAAGGTATCGGTTTCCAACAATGCCGATGCTGGCTAGGTATTCGCTAGCGTACTTTTGCGCATCGACGGACACTAGGCTTGCTGGCATAGATTCCTGAACGCTGTAGCGAGTGCGCTTCACTTTCCAGTAGATGTCTTCGCCGCTTTTTCCTTCTGTAATACCTACACCTGCAAGTGCTTTTTTAACCTCATGCGTCTGCTGCGAAAGCGGCTTGTCCCAGTCCAATAGGTATGGGAGAGTCGAGTCTGGGATGTCGAGTTGGTAGAGGGAGCTTTCATTTACAGGCTGCAATTCCTTCGACTGCGCGATTGCGTCAGCGATTTCCTTGTCCGAATACTCAGGCCACATCTGCTTCATGAACGCCACCTTTTTGGCGTCGTCTTTGTACTTATGCCGGATTGATACCGCCGCTGCCAACAACCCAGTTGGCGGCATAGGACCAAACTGTTCCATCAAGTAATACTTTGCCACGCCTTTAGCTTGCGCAAGGTAGAATCCCCATCCGTAGGCCTGCGCCCCTTCCCCGCTGCCTATCTTATCCAGCCTCGGACGGCCATGCGGAAACCCAGGTTCTGGGGGCCAGATGTGCGGCGTGCCGTGCCATACCTTCTGTTCAAAAACCCCAGGCGCGCCGGCAACTGCCGGCATCTCCCCGCCCATCCACTCCAGAACCGCAAGCATGTCGTCGAGGATTCCCTGTTCCCCCGCCGTGACTTCGACGCCTGCCGATACCCGAGATTCGATATCTCTGGCCAGGTCCATGTACATGGTGAGCGCAAAGTGCCCCACCTCGTGCATGAAAGTGGATAAGTCGGCCTTCGCCAGCAGACTGTATTCGAGGGTGTCCGGGCTGAAGGTGCCCTGCGGTTCCTGCACGTTCTGATACAACTCTCCAGAATTCTGCACGTCCGATAAAGGTACTTTTTTGCTGAAGTCCAAGTTAGCCGTAAAGGTGGCCCCCGTCGACGGCACACGCGACCAATAATTCCTTGGTTCGACCGCGTGCTCCGTGACACTTCCAGCGCGATGCACGGTCCCGTCGCTGTACACGACACCTTCCCGCGTCAGCACGGAGTCCCGGCCAAATTTATTACCGAGAGCCAGGGCGTCGTTGGTCCCCATGCCCAGTACCAGGAACGGGTGCTCAAGCGGCGCGATTTCCTCCTGCCCGTCCTCGACGTACTTGCCTTCGATCTGTTCGTACTCCACCCCGAGTCTGTCGAGTTCGGCTTTCAGTGCGACCTGGCGAGCGGCATTTTCCTCGGGGGTGAGCGTCTTGCCCTGCGGATTCTCTGCCGTGATTACGGCCCAGTTACCGCGCCGCAGGATGTTGCCAATTCTGCCTGGGGTGAAATCCGCCATAGTAGCATTCGCGACCGGGCGCGCTATCGGCCCCTTCTGGTTTCGCGCGAGTAGGTTGTACCCACGGTGCTCAACCCCGTTAGAGTCTGTCCAACCGTCTCGTAACTGCAGGGGAGTAACGCCCATTCTGCTCGCGGTCACCGAGTACAGGGTGGCCGTCATGTCGGCGAAGGAATCTACCGCGCCTGGCTTGTAGACTCCTGTGGCGCCAAGGTCTGCCGCCAGTTCCTCTTTAAGGGCGTCGTAGGCGCCTTTGAAGCGCTGATCCGCCTGCCGCTCTTCTAGCGCTTTGCGCCCCGCGGACATGAACGCGTCGAGCGCAGAATTACCCGCCGCCCGTCGTTCTGCGATGGTCTGGGCCTCGGGGTCCATACGCACATTCTGCACGATGGTGCCTTCCTCCGTCGTCCCTGCGAACGTGCTCACAAGCGACGCCACCGGTACGGTGATATCTCCCGGGAGATCCCCCTGCTCAACCAACGCGGGGATGTCGTCCTTGGTCTTCCCTGCAGCTTCAAGGGCGTTGCCAAGAACGCTGGCGTCGATACGCACCTCGGCGTTTTGGGACGCGCCTTGGAAAAATTCTTCGAACCGTTGCGGATCGGAATGGAACAGCTCCGCTTCCGTCGCGGCCGCGAACATTTCGTGCAACGCGGAAGCTTCCTTCTCGGCCCTGTGATTGCCGTTTATCCTGTCCACGGCTGCCATCGTTCCGTGCGCGATAGCGGACTGCACACCTGCGCCCATGAGGGTTGACAACGCGGTCTCCAGCGCGTCCTGCGGCTGCTCCGCGAGCCAGTCTTTCGCGGATTTTTCCGGGTGTTCGAACATCCACGCATCGTAATTCTGCATGAAGGTCGTCGCGACTTCGCTGGGAACCTCGCGGGCGACCATCTTGGCCAGCGCGCCGAGGAAGGATTTCGCCCATGCAGCCCTGTCGAACAGGGTAACCTGCCCGCCGGCCATCTCGAACGCACCCTCAAATATGCCGTCAAGCACGGCGTGCATCGCGGCAGAGGCCGATGGGCCGTCCTCTTTCGTACGCCGAAGGTACGTCTGGCCAGCGGCGGAAACCCCCATGGAAGCGGCGAAATACGGCGCGGCGGTAGGCCCCGCCGCTGCGGAGGCCGCGAGCAAGGGCAACACCTGCCCGGTAGACGTCAGGGCCGTGCGCGCGCTACGCTCGATCGGGCCGGCATCTTCGGGGGTCTTGCCCTGCATATATTCGGCGAGTTGCATCAGGACGTATCCCGCCTCGTTGTAGTCCACGGGCGGTGCGTACCCATGCGCTTTAAGCGTCTCCCCGATCCCCTTCATCACCCTCATCAGAGGCGGGTCCAGATTCTCGAAGTTATCCGACACCATCCGAAGCACACCAAGGAAACCGGCCCCGCCCGACACCGCCCCGCCGCCTACCAATCCTGGGGCGTCACGGATGGTACGCATGAGCGCTTTAGGTTCTGCCTGTGCAGCGTACCCAACTATCGCCCCCGGCCCAGCCGCGTAGGTGTACAGGGGGTCGTTTACGTCCAGTTTGTTGTCTGGGTGTCCTTTCGGGAGGGCGGAACGAACCGCGTCTGAAACTTTGTAGAATGCGTTCTCAACCGCGGCCAAGCCAGGAATGCCGTAGGGAACGCGGCTGTTCTCCCCCTCGGTGACCACCCACTTGGCCGTGTAGGGCGCCGTGCCGGTGGCTGCGTCAGCCTTGGCTATGCGCAGCCGTTCTTCCAGCTGCGAAAGCGTTAACAGCCCGCGCGGCGGTGCGGCATCCCCAAGATACTTGCTGAGCTCTGCCTGTACTTGGTCGACTTTGGCCGGATCATCATGCCCCGGTGCCGCTGCCCACCGGTTTGTTACCCGCGCGCGCTGCCCGTAGACATCGAGAGGTGCTTCCGGGTTTTTCCGGAAGGTCTCGTCGTACAGATCGTCTATGTACGTCCTTTTGCGGGAGAATCCCGCAGTCTCTGGAGTGGCGGCGTTCTCGTAGAGTGTTCCTGCGGTTGTCTTGGGCTTTTTACCGAAGGTCTCTTCGTACAGATCCTGCATGTAATTGCCGGCCATTATTTTCCGCCTTTTTTGCGATAGGTGTCGTACAACTCAAGTATCTGAGTTTTGGTCAGTTCAGGATGTGCTTCAAGAGCATCCGCAACGAATCCAGCCGGCACTTGCACGGTCTCGACAGCTGTCTTACCGCCCTTCGATTTCGTTCGCTGTACGTCCATGAATTTTCCAGAAAGCGCCCCCTTCTGCTTGGCGTCGAGAAGGTAGTCTTTGGAGTTCCACAGTATCCCGACATCGTGCACCAGAAGCGTGGTATTCGCGACAATCTGCTTGATCCTGTTTTCGTCCGGTATCTCGGTGGGATGTGCGAGTCGCCATCTCTGCAGCGCCATCTGGGACTGCACAGACATCTGCTTGCGCAATTCAGTGTCGGTGACCACGGCGAGCACGCCATCGATCATCGCCTTCGGGACGGAGAAGCTTTTCACGTTCTGCATGTATTCCGCCCGCGCCTTGGTCAGCATTTGGCCGTACGCCTTTCCTACCTTGAGTTGGGATATGCCCAAGTTGCCCAGACTCGCGAGTTCCGCAGGGTTCTCAAGCAGGTAGCTTACTTTGTCCAGCACGGCCGGGTCGCGTTGGATGGCGTCCTCTTCCAGCGCCCTCTGGCGTGCCACGCTTTCTCTGCCGGCCCTGGCGGCTTCAGCATCGGATTTGAGGTCAGAATCCATCGTGGATTCTAACTTGTTGCGCCATTTTTCCGGAAGTGATAGGTATCGCGCGTCCTTGCGGGTGGCTTCGGGGGACAGTTTACTGCCGTTGTTCAAGAAGGCGTTGTACAGCTTATCTGCTGTCTGTGTGTGTGCGGCGTCTACATCATTCTCGTGCGACGCCACCATGGACTTGGCGCCAGATATCACCCGGGCGGCGTCTACGTCACCTGCATTTGACTCGATGTACGCCCCTATCTCCGCCATCGACTTGCCCTCATCGAACATCGTAATACCCACCCGGCCGAGGTCGGTCGACAAAGTGATAGCCTTCCCCGTGGCGATCTTCTCCTTCAATTCCGTATGCGCCCCCGGTTGCCCGGCCTGAAGAATGCCGCCGTAGTCCTTCATGACTTGCTCGGCATTTCCAAACTCCCGGTTGGTGATCAACGCGTTCACCGCCGTAGCCACTACCTTTGCCTTCTTCTGCGCACGGATGGTGTTAAGCGTCTCGGAATCGTATTGCGATGCATCTTTACTTAGCCGGGCGTCCGTGTCCTGCAGCACCGCATCGATATTTGCTTTGTAAGGCAACGCGGATACCTTGGCCAGCCCGGCCTGCTCTGCCGCGAGGTAAGAGGTGTCCTTGGCTTTTTCAGCCTGGCTGGCGATATGGCCAACCATATTTCGGTTGAACCGCGCCATATCCTCCGCAGCCCGGGCGGTGAACGCTTCGCGAGCGGCCTTGGTCTGCAATTTTGCGGCAATATCGTTGATGCTTTTCTGATACTGCTCGGGGAAGCGTTTCAGCACATCACCCTTGAGCGCGTCTTGCTGTTGAAGCTTCAGGTAGCCACTGTCCCCAAGTGCGAGTTCAGTGTCCTTGTACGACAGCTCCGTAAGCGCGTTGCGCACAGCGATATCGTCCATCTCCTGGATGTGCTTCTCAGCCAGGCGCATGACGTTCTCGCCGATCCCCTGAACACCCTTTCCGGTCTGGTCGGGCTGAATGTCTACGATTCCCCGGACCGGGCGTGGTGCGTTGCCGAGCCCGTAATCGGCGGCTTGAGGAAGTTTGGCCATCAGTATTTCCCTGCGATTGACATCGCTGAATTCGCGATTGCGGACATCAGCGTAGCCCGGCCGGAGGCCTTCGCGGACCGAACGCCGATATCCCCTCGGTAACGCAGCTCTTTCGCTTTCTCCGTTCCCTCATAGAGCGAGTATCCGGCAGCGGTTTCTCCTTCTGCCGCGATGCTCCTGAACAACGTATCCAGACCGGAGACCCCGCCGCCCCCGTAGGCCCCGACGGCCAGCGCTCGGGACAGCATGAGGTCTGACTTACGTCTATCCTGCTCGGCCTGGTGTTGCGCTGCGGCGTCATTGGCAAGCGCTGCGGCGTTGAGCTGCGCTTGTTCGGTTTTCGCCGCCGCGACCCCCGCATCTGCGGACATCTTCGCCCCGGCCACGTTTACCCCGGCAGCCGCTGCGAGCAGGGGGTTAGAAACCGCGCTTCCGATTCCGGTTACCACGTTACCCATCGCAGAGTAAAACGCAGAAGCCATCATTTCCATGTTTATCTCCTGACCAATATCACGTTGCCCTCGAATGTCTCTCCGGTCGGGCGGAAGCCTACTCTGGTCAGCAGGGGGCCTGCGGTTTCTTCCACCGGGCTCGCGACCGCGTACACCGGGCAAGGGAAACTGTCCAGCAATTTTAACATCAACCGCACAGCCACTACACGCGTCTTTCGGAACGGGCGCAACGCCTCCTTGAAATCCGAGAAGGCCCACACTCGTCCGAGCGCACGGTGCGTTCCCGCCACGCCTACAGGAGCCCCGTCCAGCACTGCCATAAAGCCCCGAAAGCTGAACGGTGGGCGTCCTCCCCAGTATTGCTCGGCAAGGGCTTGCGTGGCCGGCACGATGATCGGCCGTCTACTTGGTGTGTCCGGTCGCATCGACAATGCACGCGACGACGGTACACGGTCGGGGGGCCGCAGCCTCTAGGCACAGGCGCGCATCCGGTTCCCACGAACCGTTTACCTCGATGGTCTGCTCTTCATACGTGGCGTGTATCGCATCCTGGTCGACAAGCGCGTAGCCTTCCTTCAACGGCAAGTCGTCGAGGTAGTCGAATGACTGCCCGTAGCGCAGCCCCTGCGCGTGTGTATCCAGCAGGATAAGGCCGACATGTGCGATTTGCTTCGCGGCCATGAAGGGGGCGGTATCCGACAAAATCAACCTCGCCCCCTTGAATCTGGCGGTATATGGAAGACCGACAGTGATGTCCTCCAGCTCTTCAGGCAACGCGACTTCGCCTCCGCCCACAACGGCGGTTCCGATGTCTCGCCCTTCTGCCCAGATAACAACGGTTTTTCCTTCGAGGTGGTCGAGCCCAGTGACTGTGCTGACGGGTCCATCAACGTGGTGGTGGCAGTCTGCGAGGCGGCTTTCCGAGGCGCGACCTATTTCGATTTCCGGGTAGAATTTTTCGACAAACCGGTAGTCGACGTGCCCGATGCGGCGTTTGACGATTGCGTACACAACATCCCCGCCTGCACCAGGAAGAACAGCCACCTCTTCAAAGTCTCCGTCGGTTTCAAGTTCGAACCAGCACCTGACATCCTCCGCCTTGTCGTAGGCCAGGACGGCCAGCTTGCCGTCAGCGCGGACGCAATAGATGCGCGTGTCCGGCTGTCGCTGCACAGATGTGCGGGAGATTCCGGGTTTGCCAATGTCCGGAGCCGCTACCGCAAGGTCCGCGGTAAGGTAACCGTACCCGTTATCGGATGGCGCCACCTCGTACAGTCGGTTGCCGTTGCGATGCACGAATATCGCGCTCGTGTCCACCTTTACTGTAGGGACGCGGGAGGATCCCTGCGTAGACACGGCGCGGAGTGTGAACGCGGAGGGCGTCAACGGCTCATCAAGGCTGGAAGATTTTACCTGGAACTCAGATCCGCCCGTTCCGATCAGCAGTCTGTCAAGCCCAATCATCCAGTTCACGACGTCCACAGGCCCGGTAGCGATGCTGCGCGAGATCGGGCCAGAATCGCCTTCCACCGTGTCATCGAAGCTGCTGTAAGCATCGGAAACGGAACCGTTTATGCGGTCGGCGCCGGCGTTCCACAGCCTCCCCTCGTGGATTGCCACCGAGGTTGGCCACCCACGCAGATCGGACCAGCGGCCCTCCCACCAAGTGGACGTCGTGCCGTACCCGCCGGGAGAACTGACCACGATGCCGTAGACCTCTGTTTTGCTGTTGTACCCAGTCACGCGGATGACGTCTGTGGTCGTGCCGGCGGCGTAAGACAAGGTGACGTCGAAGCTGTCAGTGTCGAACTCTCCAATCTTTACCCCTATCCGATAGTAGGCGATATTGTTGTCGAGCCCGTCATCGAATGCGACGGTCGTATCCGCGGTATAGGTCGCCACATCGAACCAGTCACCCTCCCCGCCTATCGACCGCTGAAGCGTCACGATCCCGGCATCGCCGCCGGCTTTCCCGGAGATAACGACGGTGAATATTCTGGCGTTCTCGACATTCGTCACGCGGATGGAATCTGACCACTGATCGTCGCCGGTTATCGCGGCTGTTGCGGTCTGCCCGATGCGCTCCAACCGGAACAGGCAGCCCACATGCAGGGGATCAAACGTGTTCGCCGAAGCAGTAAGCTTGACCTCGTACGGAGGTGCGGCATACGCGGAGGAGGTTAGCGTTATCGGCGTGAGATTCACCGGAAAGAAAGGGCCGTCGTCCGCGTAGTAATCGACCACGGACCACGATGCCGGCCCCCATCTTTCAATCCTCTGCTGCCGACTACTCCCATCGCAGGCAAAGATTACGTCACCGGACTGCTCCCACCGGATATTGTGGAGATCCGTCTCGTCCCACCATACCGTGGTCAGCTCTACCGGACCGGGATCCGCTAACCGCACATAGTCCACAAGGGCGGCGTGCGGATCCCGGTTCGACAAATGGACATACACGTTGCCGGGTGTGCTGGGTGTGAAGGATATCGCGTGCGACCCTGGCCTGAGCGTAATCGGACCGACCAACTCTTCGCCGCCTACCGTAGTCCCGACGCGCAACACGCACTCATTGCTGTAGGCAAGCGTAGAGACCTGAAGGGTGTGTCGCTTTCCGGCGTCGCCAGCTGCGATGGATACGGTCTGGTATACCTGTGCCTTCTTTGTCCCTGTACCAACCAAGGACAGCGTCTTGTAGATGGCGCCTGACAACCACGTCGAAGACGCGCCTGCCTCATCCGCCACGGTCCATCCGGTGATGTTGGAGGTAAAGTCTGTGTTGGTGAGGGTGGTCCCTACAACTTCGGCGGATACCAATACGTCGTCTGACCATATCCTGAGTTTACCGACGGTTACCTCAAGTAATGCGGTATCCGACGTGGAGAACACGAACGGCAGGAGAACGCCAGCGGTATTGTTGTCGGCGATGACGCCAAGGTGTTCCGTACCTGGGCGTAGGGACATGCTGCCAAGCGCTCTGGGCAGCCAGTTGACCATCGCTTCTGCGGCCAACATCGTCTTCTTCAGATCTACCCGAGCGAGCGCACGGGGGGACATTATCCCCCGGTTGAACGCCAGGATTAGTGGATTCGCGCGACTCACGATGTAAACCTGTTACGGGGGCCGCGATCCCGCATAATACCTCCGGCTCTCGCGGACACCCATGACCCAGAAGGCGGGAACAACGTGGGGCTCTCCATGGCATCACTGCCGGCGGCGTCACGAAACGCCCGCTCGCATTTCGCCATCTTGAACTTTTCACCCTCAACAGACTGGGTGAGTTTGAGGATAATTTTTGAAGCCAGGTAGAGCGACACCGCAGTGGCGAAGTCTTCCGGCCAATTGCTCAGATCCCCTCCATACGCTGCATCGTCGCTGACATACGCAACGTAGATTGGGGACACATCGGTCAGCCACTTACCGCCCTCGGTGGTGTACTGCAGAAGAGGAACAGTGAGATACTCGTCCGACCAGACCCCAATGGTGCGGACGAAATCGTCAGGTATTGTGTACGCGTTGGCGTAGCCAAACGAGGACTCAAAACCCGTTTCAGGGGCGAGCATCACCGTCCGCTTTGCGAATTTCCATTGTCCTCGGGACAGACAAAAACGAACAGCGCCACTATCCCATACCCGATCGAGAAGCCGGCGCGATTCACGGTTTTCTGACAGTGACGCCAGATCACGCTCGCCGCATTCCAGCAGCGCGTCGTTGTACAGGTTGAGGCGAGTCGTCATGGTTACACCAGGCTGTCAGCGTGAAGGTTTTCGGTCAACCATGCCTCGGCCGCATCTCGGGTTCCCAAACCGTCAACCAAGACGTGATTGTCGCTCTTGCGCAGGACGCGCCACTTGGCATTTCCGCCAGCGTATTTGACTTCATAGCCGCCGTTCGTGGTCTTATCCGCAGGGGCATTGAACACATGTTTTTGCAACGGGTAGAGGACCGGGCCTGTGCTTGGGGTGGCCCGAACGATGAATTCGACCAACCATTCGCCAGACTCGGGAGACACCTCGATGTGAGCACCTACACGCAATTCTTTCTGCACATGTACCCAGAACGAGGGCTCTTTTACCTCTTCGATGGTAGTGCCAGCGGGGACGGTCACGGACCATATTACCCGTGTGAATTCCGCCAGTTGCAACTTAGTCGGGGGCATCGCGGCCATTTGAATCTCCAAAAAGTGAAAAAGGGGGAGGAACCGTTCCCAGTTCCGTCCCCCGGAGTCTACATCTACTGCCGGCTGCGCTCTATCAGTCGGAGCTGGTAGCGCTGCCGATCACGGTGCCATCGCTCAGGTTTACGGCCAGGCCGTCGGAGCTGATGGCGTGTACCTTGTGGCTGGTGATCGCGGTAGTGGTGGAGGTGGTATCACGGTGCAGAACGATATCGCCGACCTTCATGCCGAGCGCTACGCCGTTGGTGATGAAACCATCGGCGTCAGCGGCGGCGGTTGCATCGGCAGACTCGTGATACCAGGTGCGGGCGCCGACAATGCCCTGGGAAACCAGGACCGGGGGTTGAGAAGTGCTATAGGCCATTTTTCATGTCCTCCAATTAAGCGCCGTAGGCAGAACCGTCGTGATTCACGACGACGATGCCGGCATTTTGCAGTTTCGCGGATCCCATGTAGGCGGTCGCGCGAGCGAACGAGTAGTCCTGCTCTTGGTCGTACCCCGCTGCGGTGGCGATATTCAGCATGTCGCAACCGTGACCAATGGCAGACTTGTGGTAGACGAAGCACTTCTCGGCAGAAGTACCCGCACCAGGCAAGTTCGGGTGGACGATCCACTGGATGCCGGCCCATTTGAAGGTCGGCAGGGAGTCGCCCTCGAACGGCTTACCGGACACATAGTCCGCGTTCGCGAATTCCTTGGTCTGCATCAGGTAGGCCTCGAAGGCCGGGGTGATCAGACCGAAGAGGTTGGAACCAGGGACAGCGGCGTTGCCCAACAGAACCTTGGCCTTCATCGCCAAGGCGAGCGAGCCGGTGGTGGCGGTGCCGGTGTTGACGGTGCCGGTGTTCAGCTGGGCGATGATGTCTTGGTCGATCTTGCGATTCAGGACGGCCATCGTGGTTTCCTGCATGATACGGCGGCCATCGCCTTGGGACGCGTACAGGTTGAAACCGTCGCGACGCACCAAGTCGTGCCACTCTTGCAGGGTAGCGGTGGACTGGGTCAGGTTGTCGGCGCGGGCGGGGATCAGACCGTTGACGCCACGCGTAACGGCGGTAGCGCCACCAGAGTCGGCGACCAGGAAGGTGATGACGTTGCCCTTCACTTCACCTTCAGTGGTGACAGTGGAGCGTACCAGCGACTGGCGCTGTTCGAAGCCCGCGATGAATTCATCGCGGTACTGTGTTTGGAATGCGGTATCCATGATTGGCTCTCCTCGATAAAGAAACGGGGTTTAGTCCATCGCTTCAGGGATAGCCGTTGTGGGCGTCGTCTGGGTGTCCGTTACCGGGGCAGATCCAACCTTACCGGGGCCTGTAGTGCGGTTGCTAGACTACTTTGTAAACAATCTATTTCGGTTTGTCAACGTGATTGTTAACAATCTTCAAGGCGTCGTCCATTTTAGACTGGCATTCATAGTACTTTCCTGTCACGACCAATAGGACTGTTGAAATCTCGGTAATGGTTCCCGCCTGCAGATGGATCTCCAGGTCGGGGCAGCGCGTTGGTATTCGGATCTGCGGGTTTGGCTGCGCCGTTTGATAAGGCGTCGTTGAGCAACCCGATAGCAGGATCAGAAATACGGCAAGCGTTGCAGTCAATAGGGACCATACCCGCCAGTTTCCTCTCACGCTCCCGATATACCGTACGGATCCGTTCCCGAGTGGTCTCCCCAGATTGGAGGACTTCGGCGTCCTGCAGAGCGATCTCACGCGCCTGCGCCTCTGCGCGTTTAATACTTTCTGCCATAGCGACAGCGTGGCGGCCCTCGCAAGCATCACGAGTGCCGTGGACGAGAGAAACAGCGCCCCAGACAAGAAAAGCGGCAAGAGCAATAATACCGCCGCCCCATACCCAAGCGCGTCCTGATAAAAGTGAGAGGAAGCCCATTTCACGAATCACTCCTAATATCGCTGATACATCCCGCAGTTGGCGCACATGTGGCCCTCTCGGGTAAGATAAAACAGTTGGTTTCCGCAATTGCACTCGCGTACCTCTGTGCCTGATTCTGGCGCACTGGCGAAGGTGAACCTACCCTTCATCGTCTTACATCCAGGGCACTCCAGTTCAACCGTTCCTACCGGGGCGACAGCTTCCCATGAATGGCCGCACTGGATGCAAAACGCTCTGCCCTGCATGCTCGGAGCCGGCCGTGGTTTGAACTGCACGACTGAATTCATTTCTGCCATTTGTCGTCAAGGGTTGCGAAACCAACATACCCGCCGACTACCGAACCAACGAATAGGTAGAACGCGCCGGATATGGATGACAGGTCTTTGACCAGCATCAAAAAGGGGAACAGGATTCCGGCAGTGAAGGCCAGCCAGGCCATCGCGCGCCGGTTCTTCCAACGGTCAACTGGTTCGTCGGTCATTTCGGAAACTCCGCGAGCTGGAAGTGCATGCCGTCCTTGCGCTCGAACTCACCGCCCCAGTCAAAACCGGCATCGGTGAAGCACTTCACAAAGCCAGCCGATAGGGCCGGAGGCCGCCCTAAGCTGTTCCATGCGGCATTCACGTCAACGGCCAGCCCCCACGAATGCAGGGATGCGCTTGAAGCGCCACGAGTCGCTCGGATGTTGAAACACCCATCCCAGGTTTTCAATTCCCGGACAAAGCCGCGCTCGATAAGGCTCGTGAAGGCGTGACGAAGAGGAATGACCAGGTCTCGGTTGCAGTAGATGCGCTTCGGTATAACGCCTATTTCAAGTTCACTTGGGACATCCCACAGAACCATTCCGGTCTCATGTACCGAGCTTCCGTATCGCGCCAGTGCCTGCTTGCTTGTAATCATCTAAACCTCCAAATAGGGTCCGGGGTTGGGAACTGTTTCTCGTGTTCACCCAATAGCGCCACCAACACGGAAAACGCGTTCGGATGCAGCGGAGGAAAGGTTTCGTTCAGGTAGGTAATCCGCTTGATGTATTCGGAGCACTCAGGAAATCCCCACATCCCGCGAATAACTCGGCCCATGTCCGGGTTGTATAGTTCCAGACGAAGGATCAACCTCTCCACCATCAAACTCGGGGCAGATCCGCTCACGCGGAAAACCTGGGTAGCCGAGGTCGCAACAGCACATCCGTGCTTCCTCCAAGACGTGAGCACACGCAGCGCACTGTTCGGTAATTTTGTGCGTTGAGTACCATAACATCGCTTCTTTACTTGCGGCCATCATTTGCCCGTTAGGGAGTGTTTGATACCTTCTATTATCAGCAAAACTAACCCTGAGACAAAAATGCCAACAAGACCCAAGGCAGCAGACCAAGATATACGAGTGATGCCATCTCGATGTCTGCCTGACCAACGTGCCTTTTCAATGAGCGTAGGTATTTCATCCTCGGTTACCCCGTATCGTTTGCAAAAAATACCAAGCATCGCATCGAATTGCCTGTCTCGCCTTCCATGCGCGAGATCTTCTTCATCCTCAATGTCGCCCATTATTCCCTCCACGACTCTGACGTTCGTGATTAGCCTAAATCCCAATCAACCAAAGGTATCGTTGGGTTCTTCAAAATATCCTTGAGGTATGCATCTCGGCAATGGTCTTTCTGAATACTGTCCAGTCCGCGCATTAACCACCGGCAATACCAATACTTCTTGTGGTTACGATAGCAGCGAGAGGAGATAGTTTCCCAGCGCCCGCCAAGCAATACTTTTTGGTTTGCGAAGTAGTCAAGCCAAACAAGGAATTTCCACATGTGACCCATCATCTGTGCCAGTAAAACGTCCAGGTATGGAGCGCCCACATATACCGAATCAGCGCGTCGTATATCCACCAAAGGCAATACCCACCAGCAGCGATTAAAGAGAGCGGTATTAGTGTTTTCATTCTGCTGGGGTAACCAGAGTCATCCCACACTGATCAAGTGCAGCATCCATCGTTGTTCCAATCACAACTACGATGTTTGTGCGAAACGCCTCGCAATCTTCCATCGTTGGCGGTGTTTCATCCGGCCAGCGGGCAGCAAAATCAGTCGTGACATACTGGTACAAAGCTCCAGAAATGGCTTGGAAATAGCTCAATCCTCCTGCCATTTCTGGGGTAGCCGGTGTGTAACAGATCGCGTAAGTAACACCATCTTTAGTTGCGCGGATAGTGTCGAAAGACTTAGCTCCCCCAGTGTCAGGATCAAATGCTTGCGCAATAGGCGGTGCAATAGTCAGCAGGGATTCAGGAACCGCTACGAAGATACTTGAAGTGTATTTGCCCATCACACGACTCCTGAAACAGTGGTTATTTCTGCAAGCAGACGGCGTATTTCCGCTTCGACTGTTGCGCCGGGGCGTGCGCCGGGTATCCAGACTTGAGCGAGCATGTGGCCATTAAAAAATAATGACTGCGCATCTCCACCGGCTCCAGAAGCACCAATACGGAAATAGTTGATGGACGTGGCTGTTACAGCATTTGTATTCGATACCTCGTAAGACCCGTTTTTCCTGACACTTGCACTAGCAGCAGCGAAATGCGCGTCAACCGCCGCTTTACCAGATAGATAGGTTTCAACCGTAGCGCAGGTATCTGAAATTGTACCGTTATGGCGGAACATACCCAGTACATTTAGACTTGAACGAATGAACCTGGCCCCCGCAATAGCCCCACTCGAGGATGAAAACATCCCAAACGCTACACCAGCAGCACCAGTTAAATTCCAAACCCCCGCAATATATCCAGCTTCCGGCGTCTGTATGCCAGTGCGGAAGAAGTCGTTTGTACCGTCAAACGTCAGGATTGATTTGCCGTCAGCATCAACACCAAGCAACGGCTTATAAGCGGTCGTGTCCTGCCATGCAGGTTCAAAGTTAGCACCTCGGGTAATTGCTTCTCCGTAAGTAGGAGTGAACGCTGTGGGTTTTCCCCGTTCAAGTTGTGGCGCATAGACGCGAAATACGTTGTCCCAAGTGCCGGACCCAGCAGCAACAGTGATTTGAAAATAAGACCCTACCCATTCTGTACCGGCGTCAATATTAACCCTTGAATGGGTTACGGTTTCAGCAACCCCATTCGTAGGGGTAAAATCGCCTCCGTTGGTAAATGATCCGTAAGTTGAGCCGATACCCTCGCGGATAATTCTTCCGATACTCCTCTGCGTGCCAGATACACCCTTAAATTTGAATGAGCTGCTCCAGAGTTGATGTACCGCCGCTGGTGCTTGATTCCCACTATTCGCAGCCCCATTTGGTTGGATAATCAATGTAAAAGCAGTGCCCCCGGCAGTGCCTGACATTGAAATTTCTAGGTATGTTCCATCCGCATCAGTCCCGGCCCCGACGATACTTACCGTAACTCCATTTGGTGTGAGCGAATTAATTCCCCATAGATCAGGTAGAACACCTACACTCGCCCCAATCATCATTGAGTTCTTGACGTAGTTCTCCGGCAAATTCTGCCGATGGCTACCCATATATCCAACTGGATCACCCTGCGCAGTTACAGCAGTGTCCGTTGGCAGCGTGTAGTTGTGCTGATTGGGCAGCCAGAGGACGCCACCAAGCGAGTCAATAAGTGCCCTTAGCCTGTTCAGGCGCATGCTCCCAAAAGGTGAACTCCGCGAAAAAGGCGGTGCTCCACTGAATGGGGGAGTGCTGCTGAAAGGAACGCCGGTAGGCATGTCAGCATATCCCCCAGGTTCCGCCTTGAACGCCGGACGTCGTGATCTTCAAGTTTGTGAATCCCGACAAAACCTGGCACTCAGTGTACGCCGTCGCGCCGGTAAGTGCGGCCAGCGACTGGTAGGTGGTCCCATTGTCCGTGCTGTATGCGACCGTCAACGTGTTCCCCGAAGTGGGGCGCACCCACAGCGTGCCAGGCAGCGGATGGTCGCCCATGGCGTAGACCGTGTCGACTGCCGAGGTGGGTAGCGTCTCGACGCGGGCGAGAGAGTTGCGTGTGCTCATGTTGATTTCCTTTCGTTACCGTATCCGTTGCGCGACATCGACGAGTTCGCGGTACCGCGCCTGCATCTTCGCGGCCTCCGGCCCTTTCCAGTAGGCCGACTTGTGGTCACCCATCAGCTTCTTCAGACCGTTTAGCTCGCTCTCTATGGCTTGGGCCGCATTCGTTCCGCTCCCCGGTACGACAGTCGCGGCCGGGTTCAGTTCGAGCGCTACGCCCGCCAGCCAGCGTATCGCGTCCACATTGTTGCCCAGCCGCTCTCCTGTAGGCAACCGCGCGTCGAGCAGTGCTTCCCGGATTCCTTCCGGGATGAGCTTTGTGGCTTCCGCCACGATGGTCTTGTACTGCCGGCCGTATTCCTCGCGCAGGTTCTCTTCAGCCGCTGATGCCGCCTGGTCGTCGAAGGCATCGCGTGCGTTGAGCATTTCTTCCTGCGACTTCAAGTACCAACCCAACGCTTCGTTGACCAACTCAGGCGGGGCGTTCTTGCTATGCATGGCCGCGACAAAGCTATCCGCCATCGTCTTGTCAGCATCGCCCAGTACCAGACCGGCGGGCAACTCTATCTTGTAGTCCTCAGGTTTCGCCGGGATCCCCTGCTCCGCACGCCATGCAGCCAGTTCCTCGGGTGTGGCGCCCTCTTTCGGGGCTGATTTCACCCCGCCAGAGCGGATCTTTGCTTGGGCTGCGGCGAGAGCCTCCAGCACGGCTTTCGGGCTGGCGTAACGGCCTGCGAGTTTCGCGAGTTTCTCATCGCCACCGGCCAGCTTCTCGCGCCACTGAGAACCGTCGTCTTCCGGCTCTGGTGCAGGATCACCCGGTGCAGGGTCAACCGGTGCAGGATCAACCGGTGCGGGAGCAACCGGTGCGGGATCAACCGGTGCGGGATCAACCGGTGTGGGAGCAACCGGTGCGGGAGCAACTACGGGATCAGACATGTTTTTCCTTTGTGAACGCGTGTGGGATTACCGCGAGAAGTTTGACAATTTGCAGCCCGACGTAACGCCGACCTTCGGCGAATGCTGTAGAGTCAGCCTGGCCCGGCATAAACGACACGTTGTAGGTGCCGGCGCCTACCTTGACGATCCAGTCCAACGCGCGGCGTTGCTGCTCGGGTGATGCCTCGCCACGGGTCAACGCCTGCAACGCTGAGGCATCTGCGGGCTCCCACGGGCAGTCGAAGAAGGCGGGAGCCTTAGTCGGCATATACGTCCCCTCTAACCATGTCGATAATCGCGCGCTCGGTGAGCTTCAGATCGAGCAGGAGAGCCCCCGCATCGCCCGTCGACGAGGCGTAAAACGTCCGTCCGTCTGCGGTCTCTCCGATCACCAGGACGCGCGCCAGCCCAACCTTGGCAGCCTCTTCTAGTACCGTGTTCGGCGCCAAGTCGTCGGACTCCACCGGTTTCGTGCCCGGAAACTGTTTGACGTTGCTGGTCACATTGCTCCTTTCGGCGGGGCGAGCCCAGTCTCGGACAAGGTCTTCGCCACGTCGGCGCCCTGCTGGGCCATCTGCAACTGCTGTTGCGCCTGGGCTGCCTGCTGCTGCGCTTCCGTGATTTTCCCGGCATCCTCTTCCGACCGTATCCACCCGGCGGGTATGGTGGCGCCGAGGACGTCCCGGGTGGCGGCGACTCCGTCGACGATGTTAGCGATGGAAGGATCGAGCTGGACGGCGGTTGCGATAATCTGCTGAGCCTCCATGAACTGCCCCACCTTCTGCTTCTCGATCGCTTCGTGCAGCGGGCTTTCGAACGAAAACAGAACGTCCGCGCCACGAATACTCTCCGGCACGGAATTCCGTATCTCCGGTGCGTTCCGGAGCAGCAGTTCGAAAGTGTCCTCGCACAGGCTCCCGTTGTAGTCGTTCTCCATCGGCTCGAACAGCGGCAGGGTAGAACGGATGAATTCCTGCACGCGCTGCCCGACCTCGTAGGCCGTCATGTCCGGGCCGCCCGCCGGGGGTAGGTTGAGCTTGCTCAGGAACCACGCATCGGCCAGTTGCCGGCGCAGATCCTGCTGGGTGTCGAGTCCGAACGCCAGACCTGTTTTGTCCGAGGACAAGGATCTGAGGACTTCTCCCAGCCGCTCGTCGTACTCGCGATCCACCCAGGTTATGCCGCCGGCGTAGATAGCGATATCGCCACGGATTGCCTCTTGCACAGCGACCATCGGCGGGTTTGTCGCCTTCTCCCCTGCCTCAAGCAGTGTGAGCGATACCGCCTGCAACAGCCTGGCGTCGGGCAATGCCGCGACAGCCGCCGGGCTGTGCGCGTATTGACTGCCGCTCACTGTCTGCCAACGGGGGATGGTGTAAACCTTGGTCCAGCTCCCCACACACTCCATCTCGTGCTGGTTGTCGACGTCGACGTACAGGCTGACGAAGGGGGTGCGGAATGCCTTGGCGCCTGGCAGCCCTGCGTAGTCATCGGCCGGCATCACGATGTGCAGTACATTGACCTCGGCCCATGGATCTTTTACGAGCTTTTCTCTTACCTTCTCGTGCACCTTATTGCCGAACAGGCTGAAAAGGTCCGATACCGTAGGCTTCCACTTCCTGAATATCGTAGTGACCCTGCCTGTCGGGTCCTCGGCCCACGCTACGTCGCGCAGATGCCAGCTCCTGTACAGCAGGGTATCGCGCGCGGAATTAAGTTCGGTGCTGACCACGCACTGACCGAATGTGGCGAAATCATGATCACCCTCTTTGGTGGCACGGGTGAACTGGCTGGCTCGATCCTGCATGGCCCGCCTCTGCAGATTTCCCACCCACTCCAGCCACTGCTTCGCGGGTACGTCTTCCCTGTCCGGTCGATTCGTGCCTAGCTTGAACCAGGCCTTCTGCGTCGGCCGCAACATCGCGGCGAAGGCGTTGCCCAGATCCCGGCGGGCGATGATCGGGTAGCTCGTGGTCAGGCCGGCCGCCATTTCGGCGCCGACATTTCGTGCCGAGGTGAAATCCGCCCGCTCAGGGTAAAACTGCTCGGCGATGGATTGCCACAACGTGAGCAATTGCCCACGTTTTCCGAACAGTTGCGCGCTCCGGTCGATGAGCGCCTTCGTCGTGTCAGACATCAACCACCCAGCTTTTCGCCGGTTCCGAGAGATCCGCCAAGGATGGTCGAGGATCGTCCGGAGCTGCTCGACAGCCTCTGACTGGACCGCTTCTTCGCGTTAGCGATCGCGGCTTCGTCAACCATCGGAGTGGGGGCCGGCGCGACCGGAACTTTGGGTTTGCTGAACATTGCGGCCATTATCTTTTCCTCATCACGACTTTAGGTGCTTGCCTGTACTGCCTAAATCCTCCGGGTATGTTAGCGGTAGTTTGGCCTATCGTCCAACACATCACGGCAGCGTCTCCACGGTCCGGACTCCGGCCCAGTCTTTTGACCACGTCTTTTTTGCTTTCCGCCTCGATCCCGCTGGAAGTTATCCGATACCTCGGCGCGCACAGATCGGCGAGCAACACGGAGTCAGGAGGGAGCATTATGCGAGACCCGCCGGGCTGCGAAGGGTCCAGCGCCTCGCGAAAACGCCAGTATGAACGACTGCGCACGTTGGTGAATCCGAGCCTTCCGTCCGCTGTCCGGCCGGTCGCCGACTTCACCCCGAGATACCCGCTCGCCTCAATACCGTTTTCCTTCAGGTGCCCGTAGCAATCCCCGCCCCACCCGCCACCCAGATCGACGACTACAGGCGCGTTGTCGCGACGGTGACGGATCACATGCCCTGCAGCGCTTTTTCCGTCTGGCGTTTCCCGGCCGGGCACAACGACCAGCCGATCGAACCACCCATCGTAACGCGGCGATATCACGGTGTTATCGGATCCGCCCTGCGCCACGTCCACGCCTACCGCGCACATCGGGACTCCGGCCGGCGGTTGCCGAGTCCAGCGGTCTTGTGCCGCCTTGACCCAGCTTGTGGGGATCAGCTGCCAGACGTCGTCTGTCCGTTCAAGCAAAAAATTACCGGTAACCAGCCGCTCGCGCACCTCGTCGGGGAGGCCGGCCAGGCTCTTTGCGTACGCCTCGGCGTTGTAATACGCGTTGTCGGTGAACCTCGAAGAGACGAAGGTGCGGGATTGCGGCGCCACCCTGACCCCATTCATCTCGATGTAATCGTCCTTCTCGCACTCCCGGTAACCTGACCCCGACTCATTCGGCTGGAAATACCGAAGCTCGCCCTCTTGAGCTGGATTGTGGTGCTTCGGGTCCAGCCACGGGGCGAAGTACTCGATCAGCCAGTCTCCGGTGCTGTCCAGCGGCGGGTTGCTGCCCATTACCACCCGGCACCGCTGGCCCGGTCTGTCGGTGCGCAGCCAGCCCATCAGCATGCGCACCTGGACCTCCGGCAGTTGCGCCACCTCATCGAGGTAGATCAGGTCGTGCGGATTTCCTTGTTTGCCATCTAGATCGTCACCGAGACCCACGAACTCGATTACCCCGCCGCCTGGCTTACGGTACAGCGGCCGATTGCCTCCAGTTGCGGAATTGGCAGACCCGAGAATGTTGTCAAGCGTGTGCAGGCAGCCCGCCAGATCCACAAAGTTTTTCCGCACAACCATGGTCCGGTGATGCTCGTTGAGTGCAAGACCCATGCCTAGCGCCGTCTTTCCTCCACCAGGTGAACCCCCGAACAGGAGGACATCAGCCTCGCTGAAGTACGCCTCTGTTTGCGGTCCTGGCTGAGGGATGAATGCCATACCCTGCGTCGCGGCCATGGCGGTAGAAACGACAAGCCCCCGGTCAGTCTCTGGTAGACCGCCGAGGGCTTTGATGATCTCGTCGAGATCCATTAACTCAGTCGATAGGTGACCCAGGTGTTCGCTGCCGTGCGGCGGCTGCGGAAGCTCCCGGAAGCGCCAGAAGACACGATCCCGGATCCAACCAGCGTATGCCCGCTCGCGGCGGTCACCGTGAACGCGTTGGCGCCCGTCGCGGTTGCCGACCAGTCGAACGCGTCATTCACACTGTATTCCGCAGCCAGTGCGGTATCCATTGCGGTGCCCGTATCGACGGTGGCGGTAACTGCGGCTGCGGTGGTACTGGTGACGATGCCGGTGGAGATCAGAGCCGCGGTAAGCGTGCCCGTAGTGTTTAACGTGCCGGGCGCGCCTTGCACACGGCGTTCGCGGCCGGAGTCGTCCTGAGTCAGGGCGGTGCGGCCACCGATCACAAGGCGGCCGTCGCGGGAGATACCGAGACGACGCCCGTGGACGGAAGTGAGAATCTGTTTGGTTGCGGCCATGATGTTTCCTTTCGTTTAAAGTTGCCGTTGCTCTGTTACACCAGATCGCCACCGGGGTCATCCGGTGCGGCTGGCAGTGCTCTCGCGGCTATCACGCCCTTGTGCATCAAGAACGCAATCCTCCGCGCGATTTCTTTCTCCGGAACATCCACCTGAACCGGACCTCCTCCGGCCCCCGTCAACTGGACGTTAGATTTCGTAGCATATTCGTCCGGCGCATTGGCGGCAAGCATCGCCAGCAACAACCGGTCCGAGAACGCGGACTCATAGGCCTGTATTGGGCGGCCATTCTCATCGACTTGATACTCGACTATCGGTTTCCCGTCCTCGGAACGCTCAGGACGCCCGTTTTCGTCGAGTTTGAACCGGGTAAGGTATACGGGTGCCCCTTGGTGGAACAGCAGCTTCCTTGTGCCTTCTCGTGCGCGCCTGAGGGCTTCTGCTTTCAGACTGTCGGCGAATTCGGCCTTGGCGTCCGCGAAGCGTTGCGCCACGGCGGGGTCGGCTTTGGCTTTGAGGTAAACCTGGTTGCGATCGAGCCCGGCCGCCTTCGCGGCAGTGGACACCTCCCCGCACACAGCGTAGGCGGCGAAGAAGGCGTCGAGGCGGGCATCAAGGTTGTTTGACATGCGCCCGCTTATACCAGTTTTTCGGCTTGGCGCCAAGCGCTCTCGACGCGAGCCCGGCACGCCATCCGTCCACCCACTTGCGGCCCGATTCCCCAGGGTACGGGCAGGAGAAAAGTGGGTCGCCCCGAAGCCCAGCTTCACGCCCTTTTTCATATGCATCCACCATCACGAGCCTCCTTGCAGAAAATTACGCACACCCCGGAACGTGTATAAATTCGCGCCTTCCGGCTGTGTTTTGTATGGTGTAAAAAATTACATAAACTGTACCGGTTCCCGGTGCACCGCTGCACCACTGCACCACTATATAGTGTGTGGTGCGGTGCGGTGCAGAACGGAGCATTTTGCGTCGCGTTCGGTTGTCAACCGGTGCAAGACCGGTGCCGCACCGGTGCAGAACACGCAACATTCGACACGAAACTGTAGACGTAAAATTTTACGCACTAAGGTTTTATTGGACACTTTGGGGTCTAATCTATGTTAGATGGCAAGCGCCGCCTGCGCAGTGCGTGCCTGCTGTAGTGGCGCGTACTCGGTATTGAGTTCGCACCCGATCCATTGCCGGCCCAACGCCTGCGCCACTTGGGCCGTTGTTCCGCTGCCCATGAACGGATCAAGCACCACGTCACCGGGCCGGCTTCCGGCCAGCACGCACGGTTCAATCAGCGCGGCAGGGAACACCGCGAAGTGCGCCCCGGCGTAGGGCTGCGTCGGCACAGTCCACACGCTGCGGCGGTTGCGCCGGCCGTCCGGTTCAGCTTGCAGGCTCTGGCCGCCCTTGATCTGGCTGCGGTGTCTGCTTTCAATCTCGGTGCGCAGCGCCTTCCGGTTGCCGGTGTTCGGCGCCTGGCCGGGCGCGGCGTACCCCGGTCCCGTCAGGTCGTGCAGGTTCTGCCGCATCAGTACAACTCGTCCGGTAAGCCAAGACGTTTGCGGGCGATATCGAAGTACACCGGATCCCGCTCAATACCCGTGAACCGGAAGCCTTCGATCTGCGCGGCCACCCCGGTGCTGCCGCTGCCCATGAACGGGTCCAGCACCAGGCCGCCAGGTGGCGTGACCAGCCGGCACAGGTAGCGCATCAGGTCGGTGGGCTTGACAGTGGGGTGGTTGTTGCCGGCGCCGCGATCCGACCGGCTGGCCTTGGCGCAGTAGAAGAAGCGCACCGGGTCTCCGAACACCTCGGCTACCTCGTCGCTGCCGTCGTGGATCAGGTTGGCGGGCCATCGGCCTTGCGTGGTGACTCCAGCACAGCGCGAACCATTCAGCCCATTGCCGAAGGCATGCAATGACACCTCTGACTTGCTTTTAATCAGCGGCCTACCTTCGCTTGCCTCCACCCTGCACCCATCAATGTTCAACGCCCCCGTGCCGTGCTCCAGCACGTTCTCGGCCACGGTGCCGATCAGCGGCTTGCGGGCGACGGTGATCGGCTCCAGCGCGGGCTTGAGGGCGGTGCCCCATCCTTGCCACGCTGCTGCTGCTGCTGTCGCAGGCTTGTCGCGCAGCAGAACTTCGCCCTTAGCGAAACCGCTGGCGCCTTCTGCAAAGGCGTTGCCTTCCGACCGATATGTCGTACCCGTTACTTCACGCTCCGCACCCGCCGCCTTATCAATCGCTTTGCTCACGTCCAGCGACTTCGGGAACCCCGACCCGTACACCCACGCGATCATGTCCCGAATCTCAAAGCCGGCGTCCTCGATGCGCACAGCCATGCGGTGCTGCGTCCGGGTGCCAGCGAACGCCAGTAGGTGGCCGCCCGGCTTGAGCACGCGCAGGCACTCGGCCCAGATTTCAACGCTGGGCACGTCGTAGTCCCAGCGCTTGCCCATGAAGCTCAAGCCGTATGGCGGATCTGTGACAACGCTATCTACGCTGCCGTCTGCTATTTCCTTCAACCGCCCCAGGCAGTCACCAAAAATCACTCTGTTCATAGTCCTGTTCCTTCGTTCACCATGCCATCTAACACGCAGGTCAACCGGACGCCGTGCCGGCGCCGGTTACCAGCACGTTATACCTATTCCTCCGGTGGGCGCAGCTTGTACATCCGCCGGAGCGCTTTTTCGATCATCACCGGCCCGCTCTCTTCGCGATCCGTCCCCGTCAGCCAGTCCCGCAACCACTGCGGGAGCTTGGTGTTGTAGGGCACCTTCTTCAGGTGCTCCGGGGCGGGATTAC